CTAATTGTGCTCCGGATGGTGTGATTGGGTCAAATAGTGTCAATGTAACGTCACCCCATACTGATTTACCTTTAACTTTACGTTGAACGTTAATGTGGTTTAATGGTATTTCTTGTTGGGTTAATGTTACAGCTGATACTCCTTTGATTATATAGCTAGGAATCCCACCCATGTAAAGGATAAATCGGTTAGCCTGTTTGGGTTCAAAGGCTGTAAAGAATATTTCGTTTGCGTCTAATATTGCCATGTCTTTTTATTTATTATAAATATCTATATAATTATTCTTTATGCTGGGAAAGTTGCTCCTGTTGGGGTAATGTTGAAGTCTAAGTAAATGAATTCAGCAGTTTTAGTAGGTTGTAAATAAATTTGCCCTACCATCATGTTTTGATCAATTACTGTTGGTGTATTATTAGTATCATCCATTATTACTTTAAAGGCATACAATCCTTGTCTTTGTTGAACACTTTCTAAGTATGGGTTTACTTGTGCTAAGAAGTTATTTCTTGTAGCAGCTGTATTTTGTTCAAATACTAATGTGTTAGATATTTGTGAAATATAGCTTTTAAGTGCTATTAACAAACGGCGAACATTTACACGATCTAAAGCACTTGCTCTAGTTTGTAATGTTTTCTGACCATATACTACTACTCCAGTTCCTGGGAATGTTGCTATTGGGTTTATTTTTCCATTATATAAAACATCTCTGTCACCTTGTGGTAAGCGTCTTTCAGCTCTAATTACTTGAGATAATCCACCTCTGTTTATACCTGCTGGTGCGAACCATGGTTCAGAAACACTATCATTATAAGCATAAACACCTGCTATTACAGTTGAAGCTGGTACCCAAACATTTTGACCTGTTGCTGGGTCTTGGATTTGGCACCATGGCCAGTATTCAGCAGCATATGATGTATTTCTAGTAGCAGCTTGAGCTGTAACTGTTGTAATATTTCCAGCTCCATAAGTTACTGGGTCAATTACATAAATTGCATCTCCTCTATTTTGAGTATTAGTAATAATACTTGTTACTTGAGAAGTATGTCCAGCGTCATATAAACCAGGTGTTAATATTACATTATATTTATAATCATCTTGGTTCGCTAATAACGCAATCATATTATCATAGCATCCTCCAGTTAAACCTTGAGAATCTGTAGCATTGATATCACCGTAAAATTTAGCTGCTCCTTTTATAGTTCCTAAAGCTCCACCAAATGATCCAGTTGAGTTAAGTGGGAGTGAAGAAGAATATGATGGATTTGGTAATCCATTATTTAAGAAATAATTCGGAGTAGAAGATATAACTGATCCTACTCTTACATAAGATGATCTATTAGGGTAGTTACCAGTTAATTGTAAATATTTAGTTCCTGTTCCACCATCTGTTTGTAAAGTATAGTATTGATCACCTATTACTTTTGATATATAATTTGAAGCAAATGGATCTAATGATAAATTAGTCCATGTTTCTAATACAGTTTGTTCTAAAGTATTATCGTTACCTCTTCTAATTAATAAATCAAATGTTCCTGAAGTTCCATTAGAATTAACAACTTGATATCGGATATTATCTGTTGATCCACTTGCTAAAGCTCCAGCTGAGTCTTGTGGGCTATAGCTATTCATTATAGTACCTTCTGATAAGGTTTGTAATGTAAATGCAGATGATAATATTCCATTATATCCACCTGTTAGAGTTGAACTAGATATAAATGCAACATTTGGTGAACCAATACCTGTATAATATCCATCAGCATATCCAAATCTAACAATAGTACCATTTAATGACGCAGCAGAACTTGAATTTCTACTTGATAAAGTAAAGATATTTGAGACTGTATCATATGAAGATGAGAATGCAGTATAAATTTCATTTGTTACTCCATTAATAGAAGAACTATTAATAAATTGTGCCATTTTACTTCCCCACTCATCTAATGATGGAGGATTAGACATACTAACATATCCCGCATTAGAAGAAGGTATATATTCTTCTACACCAACCCATGATGGTTGAAGAAAATAGTTAACAAACTCTCCAGTAGCGATTGGAATTGATATCTTAATAGTTCCACCAAATCCGTAACCCGCTCCTGATGATGTATAAGATGAAGATACTAAGAATGAAGCTGAGGCGTATACTCCACCAACTGATGATACTCCATTACTTATACTTGCAGTTGCAGATGTATATGATCCTGTCACTACACGAGCTACTAATAATGAAGTTCCTCCATTATTAAAGTAGTTATATGCTGATATTGATGTAAAATAAGAATACGTTTGAGCTGGGCTACCACTTTGAAATGATGAACCAAATATTTGCTCAAACTGTGCGTACGAGGTGACAACTGTAGGTAGTTCTACTGGTCCTTTTACTGTTGGACCTATAATAGCTGCTCCCGCAGTTACAGGACCTTGGGATACAAATGAGGTATCATTTTCTCTCGCTAATACGCCTGGTGATATTAAAGTTTCTGCCATGGTTTACGTTATGTTTGTTTTAATTATAAATATCTTAAAGGTTGTCAAAATTATAAAACCGAGATAAATTCTCCTTTTTCTAAATTAATATTTCCATCACCATATTTTTCTTGAAGTTCTTTAGCTATTATTGTTTCTTCTTCAACTTGTTTTTGAAGTTGTAACTTAAGAGATTGTTTATCTAAATCTAAAAGTTGAAGACGGTACTCTATTGTCCCTAATGATTGAATCAAGTTTAATTGATTAGTTTGAATTGTTTTTAAAGATTGAATTTCTTCTTGTGTTAAAACTTTTGTTTCCATAAATTTAATAATTATTTACTATAAATATTATGAAGGATTCGATAAATTATTAATATTTGCAACAGTCTCAGTAGTAAATAAAACTTTATTTCTATCTGAGAATTTACCTATAAATGAAGTATTTTTCTGTATTACATCAGGAATAATATATCCATGCATTTTAAGAGTAAAAGAGCTTCTTACTGCTCTTTCTCCATTATCAGATAGTTCAACTGTTGATGTAAATGAGTCAATATTTGTTTTAAATTTAAAACGTTCTGGATCCCCCCAATATGCATCAGAAGCATATTCTACTGATTCAATGATTCTATTTAATTGATCCATATAGTAAGTAAATACAACACAATCATATGTTACTGTTAAGTAATCTGGGACTACTGTAGCGTATAATGTTTGCTCAGGTTGGATATCATTTAGTAAATTAAACTTACTATAAGCATTTTGTTGGCTATATTTTTTACTAGTAACTGCTATATTATTAGGTTGGTTAGCGTCTAATTTATTAGCTATATTTCTATTTTTTTCAATACTATTTCTTTTAAACATTAATAATGGAGCCATTATTTTACCGTTTAAATCTCTATAATAACCATCAATTTGGAATGATTTCCATTTTTCAGGTGAGCCATATATTATAGGTACAGGTATTAATTCATCATTTTGTTTAACAGATGGTTTAATTACATTTTGAAAGTAATACATTACAGCCCAATCTAAATCTTCTAAACCAATTGAAAATGGTTTTACAGTATCATCTTTAAATGAAGTTTGTCCTGCTCGATTTAAATTATTAGCGTCATTAGGATTACCAGTAGGAGAAAATCCAGGTCCTCCTACTAAAAGTGGATCATGTGTAGACTCGCTTATTTCCCTTTGTGTTTTTGGTACTACTTTTCTTTGCTTAGCCATTATAATCTTTGTTTAATAATATTAACGCGATCTGCAGGAATATAATGTGTTTCACATACTACACTTACATTATAACCAAAATTTTCTAGTCCTGGGTTTAGTGGGTTTGTATTATATGGATAGTCAGGATCTTTACCAGCAAAGTATTGTTTAGTATTTGTATTATCAATCTCAAAATAACTTTCTTGATATAATAATACATCACCTACTTCAGGATGAACATCAGTGTCTATTAAATCATCTCTTAAAAAAGCTGCTTTAATACTCCAATTAAAATCAACTCCAAATTCACTTGTAGGACTTGTGTTATCATTAACAGTAATTAAAGCATTTAATAATACAGGACCATCAAAAAATTTACCACCAGATGCTTCTCCATACATGTTTACTTTAGTTTTATCTAAAACATATTTGTAAAATGCAATCTGTTGAGTAATAACATCTCCCATTAACTCACGGTTAATTTTTCTAAACATTGAAATATCTCTTGCTCCTCCAAATAGTGCCATTATCCGATAAATATAGTCATTGGTACATTGTTAATTTCTTGTCTTCTAAATTCACTTTCATCTTTTCGTCTTTCAAGTTGAGATTTTTTAGACATGTCTCCTAAATATAATCTTAATCTTTCTAATAACGCTGCTTTATCTGTTGTAGCTGATGTTAATAAGTCTGATTGGTTTAATGTTAGAGTTTGATCAGGAATAGGAACTGTAGAGTATTTACCTCTAACATATCCTAGCATTTCCTTACATAGTGCTAAACAATATTCAAATATCCATTGACGCCCAATAGAATTAATTAAACCATAGGTTGGGTTTATATAAGGAGCATTTGAAGGATTAGTTACTACATAATCTGGGTAGTCAGGATTTCCTCCAGGTTGAATAATACCATCATTTATTCTTTCTTGAACTTTAATATATTCAAACCATAAAAATCCATCTCTAACATCATTAACTGATGGTATAGGGAAAACTGTAATTTTATTATTAATTATATTAAATGTGTAAGCAGATAAACGGATTGTGTTACTCATTTCTAGACCTTGAATCACCGCTGCATCATACGCTACAGGCATCATTAAGTATCCACCTCCATATCCTCCACCATACATCCCACCATATAAACCAGCAGCTGGTACTCCTCCTAAACCTCCAAATCCTCCAAACGGAGCATACATTTGACTTACAGCAGGTAAATTTTGATAAAATACAGATTTAATTTCTATTCCGCCTGATATACTTTGGCTTATAGCCCATTCTCCTAAGTCATATGTTTGGATTCCAGGTTGTAAAGCTAATGCTCCACTATAATAAGTTATATTCCCACCCGCACCAGCTTCTGAAGCATATTGTTGAGACAAACGTATTACTGTCGCCATATTAGGCGTAATAAGCGCGTTATTCACACTTACATCTGCAGGTGCACCCTCTAGTGATAACATATTATCTACTGTTTGAAAAGCGTAGACTTCGTTACCATATGTAGTGATTGCTTCTTCAAAAGCAGCATAAAAATTTAAATCTTGTAATTCAACTTCCATAATAGGGTATCCTAGTCGACGAGCACAAAATGTAGCTACTTTATCAGCATCAGTTTGAAATTGTGTATCATAGTCATAAAATCCAAATGGAGTACTTCCAGGAGTGAATGAACTAGAACCAGGATATATAGGAATATTCATGTGTTAGATTTTGTTATAAATATTAAAGGAAAATAAAAGATCCCACTAGGGGATCTTCTAAAATATTAATAAATATTATAGTTAATACAAAATACTAATACTAACTCGAAGTTTACTACCTGATGAAAGCATATTATCAGAAAGTTGGTTAGAGTTATTAGGTAAAAATGTATTTAAATAAAATGATGATGAATCTGAGCCCGAAAGAAAACAACTAAAACTACATGATACATTTGAAGAAGAATATGAGGTTGCAATATCTAAAAAACCATATATGCTTGAAGATATTGAACTTCCAGATACTGGGTAGAAATATAATCCACTTGTTCTAGTAAATTTATAAGATCCAGTAGCCAATCTTGACCAAGTACCTGAGATTAAAGCACTACCTTTACTATTATCTATAGCTAAAGGTGCTATTGATCCAGATTGAGAAATAGATGCTGAGTATAATGATATTGTTGCCATGTTATTTGTTATTTTATTTTAGTTTGGTGTTACATTTAATCTCATTCGGAATCTAACGTTATTTATATCAGTAACATAATTTCCATCCACATACCCAATTACATTTAAACAAGGTTGAAATGAATGAAACCAATATACATCATATAGTTGTGGAGGACCATATGTTATAGGATTAGGATTAGGATTATAAGTTCCCAATATAGATCCTATATAAAATTTACCAATCATTTTTGATACAGGTGCACCAGCCATAAACGGATTAATATTCCATGTCATTTTCATTGTACCTGGGGTTCCTACTCCTGTACTTGTATATAAGTTACCAGGTGATGGGGTAAAAGTACCTGGTGTAGCGCCATTGAATGTTTGATTTATTGCTGTGGCACCTGCCCAGTAGTTACCTTGAGCAACTACATCAGCACCTAAATTAGCTTGGGACCAAGCTGATACCATTGATAACATTTCATTAACATCATATGAAATACCAGCTCCAGTCGCAGTATTCATTGTCCCAGCGAATTTAACGACCCAATTAAATCCTGAGGCTAAAGTTAAAGTTGAGTTATATCTAAGTGCCTCAGTTACATTAGTTAATATAGATATAGAATTAATTTTTTGCCATGTGTTTGTTGGAAGATAATAAGCTGTTGGTGGTAAATATCCATATGGAGTAATTACTCCTGCTTCTAATATATTTGAATCTAGAAGAATACTTCCACCTGTGTAATCAGGTGTGACTACTTTAATAGAGTTGTTAATAAATGATAATATCCCACTACTAGTTTCATTATAGCTTATTACACCAGTATTATATGTTGTATTTCCATTTGGGGTATTAGTAGATGACCATCCACCTGGTAGTGGGTTTTCATAACAATTAAATACATATGAGTTTCCATCTGATGGGACTACAAAATATCCATCTATTTCTCCGTTAATATCACCACTTGCAGTACCTGGGAATACAAGTAAATCAATACCATCATTATTAACAATTGTTACACTTTTACCTTTTTTAGGAATTTCTGGTAAACGACAGCAATAAGAACCAGTTCCTAATGATCCTGTAGCTACAACATTAATCCCATATTTTAAATAGGTTGTTGTATTAGTACTAACATTATTTAATGTACTTCCATATGATGCTGTTCCTGTTGGTATAAATTCAGTTACAGTTTGGATCACACCTGATCCGGATGTTGTAAACGATATATTTCCACTAGATGCTATACTACCATCTAAATCTACTGAGCCTAAGAGTATTGACATATTATTTGTGTTTATTTATAAATATGTAAAAAGACCTCAAATGTGAGGCCTTCTTACTATAATATTTATTTTATTTTTTATGAGAATGAAGCTGATCTCCAAGCAAGACCATTATGGATGTATAAGAAATTATTAGCTACATTAAAATACATTGATCCAGATTTTGGGTTTTGTGGGTTACCTGGGTTGACAGGAATTACAACATGTGCTTGATAAGTATTAGGATCTACTTCAACAGAAAAACCATTTTTTCGTAAACCACTATTAACTCCTGCTCCTACTACAAATAATGAAGAAGAATTACCTATAATATTATTTTGACCTACTACTGTTTGGTATATTCCTGGGGCTTCAAGGTTTGTTCCATGAGTAAAAGCACCCATTCCACTAGCTGTTGTCATTGTTCCTCCAGCATGTGAGTATTGGCCTGAGGCTATTGTATTAGAACCTTCAGCATGAGAAAACTGCCCAGAAGCTATAGTATTACCTCCTTCTGCGTGTGAAAAACTCGCACTAGCCCAAGTTAAATATCCTTCAGCATGAGAAGCATCTCCTGAAGCTGTTGTCCAATAGCCTTCAGCGTGAGAAGTTCCACCAAAAGCTGTAGTTTGGTATCCTTCAGCATGTGAATAAGAACCTATTGCAATTGTACCATTACCTTCAGCATGTGAATAATTACCCGAAGCAGATGTAGAAGCTCCTTCAGCGTGACTTAATGCACCATCAGCTAAAGTAGCATTACCTTCAGCATGTGAATAATTAGCTGTAGCTCTATTACCAAATCCATGAGCTTGAGCATAAAAACCTGAAGCGGTGTTAGCTAAACCTTGAGTAAAAGAACCAGTTCCTGATGCTCTGTTATCTCTTCCTACACTAAATGATCCTCTTAAATTATTAGTTTCTGTAAAGATCATTCCTTGAATAGGACCAACACCAGCATTAACTTCACCACCTGCTTTTATTTTAGCTACAGATACAGCTGGGGGTCCTGCGGTTACAAAGTTTACAGATCCTGTTGATACATATAATTCACTCCAAGGATTTGCTTCTGAACCTAATGATTGAGTATTGTTTGAAGGGATAAAATCTCCTTGAATATTTACAGTTTGTCCTGAGAATGGGATTATGTTGTTTACTTTTAAAGTACTCATGTTGTTTTAATGTTTGTTTATAAATATATAAAATATGTTTTTAATTTAAAACTTTTTTAATTGTTTTTTATTATGTTAGTCTAACTAAAATATAATTTCCACTTCTATACAAACCACCAATATTAACACCAGCAATTGCTGCTTCCGTGTCATTTGTCGCTTGGGCTAAAGTATTTAAATTTAATGTTATATTATTAGTAGTTACACTATTAGCATCAATATCATTAGAGTAATCTATATTACCCAGTACAGTTAAAACTGAGTTTGTTCCTATTGATGATGTGTTATTTAAAGATACTTGTGGACCTATTAATAAAGCATTTGTGTTACTTGGTACATTAATATCATTATTTATTGTTTGTGGAGTCATATAAACTCCATTAGTAATTATAGATCCAGTTACTTGTATTTGAGAACCAGAAGCAAACAATAAATTACTTCTACTTCCAGTACCTGTACCATTACCAATTATAAAAGAATTTGAATTGCTATTAACTTGGTTAAACGCACCAACAACAGTTTGATAATTACCATTTGCTTGAACAAATTGACCAAGTGTAACTGATCCTGTTCCGACACCATATGATGCTGTTCCAACAGAAAATGATCCTCTAAGATTTTTAAAACCAGCTGGGGTACCAATGTTTGGAGCAATATACACATTTCCATTTACAAATGAAGCTCCCTGAACATTTTCACCATATGCTTTTATAGAAGCGATTTGGTTATTTGGAGACCCCATAAAGTTAACAGAGGCTGAGCTTAGATACAGTTCACCCCAATAGTATTGAGGGTCACCTAATGATGATCCTCCAGCATCTACAGGATTTAATGCCCCTGATACTTGTAATGCTTCTGTACTTAAAATAGATCCACTAACTATTAATGATCCGCTTATTGTTAATGACCCGGTTATACTATGTGAGCCGGTAAAGTAAGCGAAGTTATTATCAATTTCTTCAATAGTTAAAGGAGATCCTTTAGTACCTCTATATGTTAATGCCATGTTTTATGTTTTATTATAAATATGTTATTCGTTATGAAGATGCTACAAAATATTCTAATTGAACATTAGAATTAATAGCTTTAGCTTTTATACTATCAAAATAAACAAAACTAGAGTAGTAATCTTCATCCCATACTCCTTCTATAACATAATCACTAGTGTTAGTAGCATTAAAGTCTGCGTTGCCAAACATTAATGATTTACCTGGTTCTAATTTAAATATAACACTTTCTTGGTTTGTGTCTATTAAGTATATTAAACATTGATTAATAGTATCTAAATTAGTTATTCTTATATATTTAACACTATTTTTTACAAATGCTCCTCCAGTTTGTTCTTGTTCAGTATCTACAAAACGTAAGATTTCAACTCCAGCACCACTAAATGCTGTTGGTATAGTATCTATTCTTCTTAAAGTTTGATTTACATCAGTTATAGTTTTAGTATTAGATAATACTTCTTTATTTCTATTAGGAAGAGTAATGGATTCTTGTATAGTTACTAATAAATTTGCCATGTAATGTGTATTTACGTATAAATATTAGTCCCTATATTCTGAGTATAGGCTAAGTATAGGTTCTACTATTTCATGACGGTGATTTGTTTTTAATGTTACTACTTTTACTCCTTTAATTTCTGCTTCTAAACG